ATGTATTTAGCCATAAACGTGGGTGGGCCACGGGGCCTCTCCTGAAAGATGCTCGGGGTAATATGATCAAGGATCCACGAACATCTTCGAGGGATTATTCTACGCTAAACTATAAACTATATTGTGGGTCATTCTGCGTCAAGAATAGAGGAATCAAAGTCGGCAAGACTCACCCCAAGGTCGGCAAGAATACTGTCTAGGTCGGGTTGATTTTCAACGTCAAAGTTGATATCAAATAGATCCAATACATCGAATATGGATTCTTCATTCAATGACACAGAGTTTGCAACTGCTGTGTGATTGTTCTGTATAGTAACTAGAACATTAAAGTGAGATGCATCAAAAACTTTTCTACATGTGGGACACGTGTTCTTACCTTGGTTTTTCCACTCCTGTAGACAGTGGGAATGAAATATATGTCCACATCTGATCGGAGGATTTGACCTCGTCGATCGGACTTCACCGAGACATATAGCACATATGGGCATTCTACAGTAGGGTAGTAAAGTATTTTTCGTAATTTAGCTCATGTAATTAATAAATTTTAGATGTATCGACTAGGGGTTTGTTGCAATCTACACATGGGCCCGTACCCTGGTTAGCCGCTTGCACTTTGTTGAAAAGTTCGGGACCAGACTTCTGGAGAAGCTGGCGGTAGGAGTAATTATCCTCGTAGGTAATATTGTTCTGCTTCATGACATAGTTGTTGAACAACTGGGCTGAAGAGTTCACAGTGAAGCACCGTCCATCGGCCATTCCAAGTCGTTGAGACATATTGTTACTATAAATTTAGAAATTAATTTGCCGGTTGTTAATTGTATGTAACCACGATTTGAATCCCTTATTTTTCAAATGTTCCACAAAAGGATCGCATCGGTATCCCAGATAAATATCAAATACATCGGTTTCCTGTGTCTGGGATACACGGATTGATTTGTTTTCGTTTATGTGCTGGTTAATGATATTGTAAGCAAAAGCAATCTCCTTGAGAGTCTCTGCTCCAGTGATAATAATCTTCCCGGTACTGAAGATACTGCATGTAATCTCTTTCATATCATTTGCTGGTTTAAACTTAATCTTCACAGCGGAGTAGCGATCTGGTTCAAATGACACTTTGAAAATATCAGAGTACTCTTCAAACCAGTTAGAAACCACGTGAAGGTTGATATTGTAGTTTAAACTGAAGTTGGAGTTAATCATCACTACACGGAAGGAATCTTCCGGTATATCATGATCGATATTAAGAAAAGTCTTGAAAATGTATGTGAGTTGTGTGATGATACGCTTACAGTCGAAGAGATCACAACAACCAGCGACTTGAATACTTCCATTGGGAAACACCTTTACAGACTTGGTACTGTAGCTGTCATGATACGTCAACGTAACCTGATTGTAAAACGTCGTCGGTTTCAATTTCCAATGAAATCCTCCATCACCTCCAGAACCCGATCGTTTCATCGTGTAAGAACCAATCTCCTCGAAAATAGCTCGAAGTCTCTTGATGTTAATCTCTTGAACAAAACTTGATATCATGGTTATTGTGGTAATCTTTACCCATGAAGGTCTCAAATCATCGGGTAAAGCTTTACGGAATTCATCCAGTGTCAATAGATAAGAAAAACTGTTGTTTGCGATCGATGAATACATCTCGATTTTGGGGCATACTTTATATGTTCCACACACCCCACTTAGGTGTTTAAAGATTAGAATATCTTTATATTCATATGAACTGCTTTGTTAAGAGTGCTACATCGGTTTATGATGTTGACTCTAAAATGAATTATATCGAAATCGTATACGAGCGATTCGTAAAGAAGGATAAGAAATATGACACGTATGTCGATTACATTTCCACCGAACCCAATGGAGATTGGACCATGATAAATTCTACAAAGAGAACCATCTTATACGTGAAGTTTCTTGATACTATGGTTAAAAAGACACTCGAAGTGCAACATAAAATAGCAGAGCTCACACTAGAAAATGTATTTACACGAGACTATAACTGCATTCGCCTCGCACATTCGAGTAAAATATTAGATCCTACATTCCAGCCACCGATTATCAACGTGAACAGTGCTTGGCAAGTGGATTTTATGAAGAAATTTTGTAAGAAATACCTCCTTGAAATAATTCAGAGGTGTAACAATTTGGGGCGTCTAGAGTATTTCATTAACGTCCTGAATATAATACAATCAGAAGTATAAACAGTACACAAAGGAATATACCAAAATAAGGAATCCTCACATCCTTCTTCACAACCTTCTTCTTTTTCGGTGGGCAAGTGAAACCAGTATCTATATTTCGTTTAGGTTGAATGACGATATCACGAACAACGGGTTTTAACTGGTCGTTACATAATCCAAAATCACAAAATACACTACGATCATCTACAGATACTGGTCTACACACAGTCTTGTTCAGTTCTGAGAATTTTTCGAAATCGCCAGTCTGTCGCATACCCCCTGGAAGGGAGAAATCGTGTGTGACAAATGGGTTGACATCATTGATCGCGTCTTCATCATTGAGCATATGTGAACTCATACTTGTTATTACTTCAGATTATATTTCTTGTCTCGCATCTTAGTTTTGTGTTCACACCACATCTGATCAAGATCTACGTTTAGCATATGCGCCAATTGGAAAAGGTAACTGAAAACATCACCCATTTCCATCATGATATCAGTCCCCCGATCCTTTTTGAGATTTGTCTTCTTGAACGTTTTTTTATGTTGACGAATCGCCGACGCCAATTCACCAAACTCCTCTGTTAGTAAAAGCCACACTGTATCAATGGGGGCACGATCCCACCCCTTTGATCGACAAACCTTTTCGGTTTCCGTTTTATAGTAATTGAGACTCATACTTAATATACCAACGATGTATAACTTTAAACTAGTTGATACCGATTTTCGTATTCTTGTCCAACTTATTTCCAGTGGTGCTGGTATTAACGGGACGATCTAATAGATTCCTAGTTGTGTCAATTTCCTTGCTGTATGCGATATACTGAGCTACACCTGTTTGAATCTGACCAATAGCTGTATCAATGACACGACCATTCATGTACTTGACCTGCTTCTTAACTTCTTTGTTGTGATCACCGGAGTTGTTGATGAATACCACACGCATGAGACTGTATAAATCATCAGGATTCTGATAATCTATAGAGATACCACTCTTATTTTTAAAGGCCTGACGAATCCCACGCTGAAGCAATTCGACATTGAACTCAGAAAAAAAGAGTGAGTTCAGTGGAGTCTCGGTTTGTTTGAGAGAATTGAGGTAACTCATTTAATATACTCGCCGAAAAAAATTATATGTAAATAGTAAATGCTGAACATGTCCGACTTCGACGAAGCGTATGCCCAACATCCAACATTAAAGAAGGAAGGTCAAATTAACTGCAAACCCCCAGCGTGCTTCGTGGGTTCGTATGCCCCAGTCTCAAGGGCTGGTGAGGAGGGTAATTTTTTTGTAAATACGTATCTTCTTCAACCCAATCGCAAAATGGAAGTGGCGGGAACTGTTCCCGTCCGGAGTAAAGACTTAGAATGTAAGAAGTAAGTTAAAAATAAAAATTTAACAATAGGTATATGAGAGTTATTAAACGCTCAGGTCGTATTGAGGATATGAAATTTGATAATGTCACCAATAGGATCAAGAATTTAACGTATGATCTCTCAGAAAATTGCGATTCGTCCAAGGTTGCGCAACAGGTATTTTCTTCCATGTACGATAACATAACAGCCCAAGAAATTGATATACTTTCAGCTGAAATTTGTATCGGGATGATCACGTCTGATCCAGACTACGAGATTCTCGCGACCCGTATTATTGCGAGTAATATCCAAAAGGTGTGTCCAAACAACTTTCATCTCGCCATGCGAAAGCTTCACAAGGCTGGTATTATCACAGATGAAGTTGTGGAAGTCGCACAAAAGGTCAAAGAGTCTATTAAAACTGATCGTGATTTTGACTTTGGTTATTTCGGTTTGAAGACTCTCGAAAAGAGTTATCTTCAGCGCGTCGATGGAAAGTTGGTGGAGACACCACAGTATATGTTTATGAGGGTTTCTATCGGTATTCACGGCAGAGATATTCCCGCCGTACTAGAAACATATGATAAAATGTCACAGGGATTTTTCATTCATGCGACACCTACATTGTTTAATGCCGGAACGCCTAGGCCACAGATGTCTTCCTGCTTTCTCATCGCAAACAAAGAGGATTCCATCGACGGCATTTACGGAACTTTGACGGAGTGTGCGCAGATTTCAAAATGGGCCGGGGGGATCGGACTTCATGTCCACCAGGTCCGTGCTAATAAATCAAGGATTAGAGGGACTAATGGCCAGAGTGACGGTATCATTCCTATGCTTCGAGTTTTCAATGCCACGGCTCGTTATGTGAACCAAGCTGGTCGTCGTAAGGGTTCGATTGCTGTATATATTGAACCATGGCATGCGGATATCATGGATTTCTTGGAACTTCGTCTCAACCAAGGCGATGAGGAGGCTCGGTGCAGAGATCTCTTCTCGGGTCTATGGATCCCGGATCTGTTCATGAAGAGGGTCGAAGAGGGTGGTAATTGGTCACTTTTCTGCCCCGACAAAGCTAAGGGTCTCTCTGATGTGTACGGTGAAGAGTTTGAAGCGCTGTACACAAAGTATGAAGAGGAGGGTCTCGCCAATTCAACTGTTCCAGCGGCCGAAGTCTGGAAAGCGATTCTCAAGTCTCAGACAGAGACCGGTACTCCCTATATGCTGTATAAGGATGCATGCAATACAAAAAGCAATCAAAAGAACTTAGGTACGATTAAGAGTTCTAATCTGTGTACGGAGATTATTGAGTACACAGATAAGGATGAGACTTCGGTTTGTAACCTGGCATCTATCGCTCTCCCCAAATATGTAAACAGGGAGGCGAAAACATTCGACTTTGATAAATTGCATGAAGTCACAAAGATTGTTACAAAAAACCTGAACCGCGTGATTGATAGAAACTTCTACCCAGTTGAAACGGCGAAGAAGTCTAATATGAGACATCGCCCCATTGGTCTAGGTGTTCAGGGTCTCGCGGATGTCTTCATTTTATGCGGTCTCGCATTTGACTGTGAAGAATCTCGACAGTTGAACGCACAGATTTTCGAAACTATGTATCACGCATCACTCGAAGCCTCATCCGAATTGGCGGAAATTGATGGTTCATACGAAACATTCGAGGGTTCCCCAGCTTCTCAGGGTATTCTTCAGCCATCTATGTGGGGTGGTGAGGCTAAGTACCCACTCAGGTATGATTGGACTGAAATGGCTGAGCGTATTAAGAATAAGGGTCTTAAGAACAGTCTTCTCATGGCACCGATGCCCACTGCTTCTACTGCACAGATTCTCGGTAACAATGAATGTTTTGAACCGTACACGACGAACATCTATCTGCGACGCACACTCGCGGGTGAATTTGTAGTGGTAAACAAACATCTCGTAGATGACCTAAAGAAGGCAGGTCTCTGGTCCAAGGAAATGAAAGATCTCATGGTCAAGGCCGGTGGGTCTATTCAAAACATTGTCGATATTCCCGACGACATTAAGAAACTTTACAAGACTGTATGGGAAATTAGCCAAAAATGTATTATCGATATGGCGGCGGACCGTGGGCGTTTCATTGACCAATCGCAATCGATGAACCTCTTCATGGAAAGTCCCACAATGTCCAAGTTATCTTCGATGCATATGTACGCATGGAAGTCGGGTCTCAAAACGGGAATGTATTATCTGAGATCTAAGGCAAAGGCTCGACCAATCCAATTCAGTTTGGAACCAGACTGTGTGGCGTGTTCGGCTTAAAGTTTTAACCACACTATAAATTAGAAATGTCGAAAATTAATGAAGCTATCAACAACCTTGAAATCGGGGAATATAACAATCGAAAAGTAGTTCTATCGACAAAACAGGGAACTCCTATGCGTATTCAGTTTCCGAGGTTGTATATGCCTTTTGGTGTGTCAGGATTTACACCTGAAGTAGGAATGACGAAGTATAATATAGATTTTGCATTGAAAGGTTATGATGAAGATGGTAGTTATATTAAAAAATTCTATGAAGGTATTCGTGAGATTGAGGATAAGATCGTAGAATCGGTCGTAAATCAAAGTGAACAGATTTTTGGTACCCAAATGACAAAGGATGAACTCGCACCGATGTTCAATTCTAACATCAAGGAATCACCTGATAGGGAACCCAAGTTTCGGGTAAAGGTTGATACTGATCATCAAGGAATGATCAAGGCTGGTGTCTACGATTCTGATAAGAATGCAGTCAAGACGGAGGTTTCTAATGGTCTCTATTCAAGAAATTCTGGTCATGCTATTGCAGAGTTAAATAGCGTGTATTTCTTGAACAGGAAATTTGGTTGCACGTGGAAGCTTCACCAACTTGTTGTCTATGAGCCTCAAAATTTGAAAGGTTTCCAATTTATTATTTAGTATCGAAGATTTTGGGGGAGTCCACCCTGGCCCATGACGGGTGTTACCATACCGCTACCCACTTGATTCTTAAAAGCCGCATTGGGTCTGTAATTCCTAGTGCCACCGGGCATGTTTACATAAGCACCACCATTGGGCCCCTGCATGATGCGACGACCCATGTTATCCATATAATTCATAGGCATTTCTTCACCAAATTGAAGACCACTAGCCTGTGCCTCTATACGAGCCTTTTCGAGTGCCTGGTTGTGAGCTTGTGTGGCCATGTTAATAGCCTGGCGATGCGCCTTTTTGGCCATGTTACGTCCTTTTTCTATCGCTGAGAGAGCCTGTTTGGTGGTATTCTCCGCCATCCTGCGCCCGTCCGCTTGAACCTTATTAGCTATCGCTTTACCCTTGAAATTCGCCCTCCCATTGGATGGCATCGCATTGGCAACTTTCTTCACTGCGCTGTTATTTTTAGGCTTATTACCCGCAATTGTAGCACCCGATGTGGCAGCCTTAGCCTTGTTTGCGACAGCCTTGGCTTGAGCCATCATACCCGGTGCAGCCGCCTTGGCTTTATTGGCGGCCGCCTTGACTTGGGACTGAGCCTTGTTCGCAGCCGCCTTAGCTTGGGCCATCACACCTGGTGCGGCAGCCTTAGCCTTGTTCGCAGCCGCCTTGGCCTTGGCTTGAATCTGGGCCATCATACCAGGACCCTGAGCCTTGGCCTTGGCAGCCATGGCTTTACCTTGGGACTGCGCTTGCTTGGCCATCGCAGCTCCTTGCTTTTTCATCTTATTCATAAAAGATCCAGCTTTTGCCTTTTTGACTGGAGCCATTTAGTATTTACTGATATTTTTTTATGAAATCTACTTTTTAGATTTTACACGCCGCGTGGGCTTGGTTAATAATATATGATAAATTTCCTGAGCTTCTTTGAGTAATTTCCCCTGTACTCGCATAAACTTAGAACGATCAATATTTAACCGGTCCTTCGCCTCCTTAACAGAGTAGTTCCACAACGCTATGGTCATTCTTAACTAAGACACAGATTTTTTACTGCTTGAGAAGTTTATCGTACGCCTTGGTTCCCTCCTTAGGAACGCGGTGGAACTTACCATCCTTCGACTTCGCCTTCGCCGCATCAACAAACGCCTTAAAGGCGGTCTTCTTGTAAGACTTCTTCGAAGCCTTACTCGCCGCCTTGGAGATAATCCGGCCATCCTTCATCTTTAGGTCTTTCTTGGTGAGACCACCACTTGTCTGGGTAGCGTTACCATGGAATACTTCTGCACGGGAACCAACAGTCATTTATCTTATGCTTTGAAAATTTTTTTGATGTCCAGGATTGAAATTTTGTCAGTAATTCGATTGACTGGAATCTGTGTTTTAACACGGTCATCGTTGAGAACTTCCGAACAAACCAATGATTTATGACCCTGGAGCGCCATCATTTCTTCTTCAACACTGACGAAATGTATACATTCTTTGTATACCAACTTTTTGACGAAAACCGCGCGATTTTGACCCGTGCGATGACTCCGACCAATCGCCTGTAGTTCAGTCGCCGGATTCCACGCGGGAGCGGTAATGTACACCCGCGTAGCCTCCTGGAGATTGAGACCTTGACCCCCACTTTTTATCTGAATGATAAAAACAGCTCCTGGTGGTGCGCGTTTAAACGCATTAATTTGATTAACTCTGTCATCTCTCGAAACTGACCCATCGATTCTGAAAACTTGACACTTCAAATTTTTCTGAATATGATTCATTTCACTACGAAACTGACAGAATATGAGACTCTTTTCCTTTGGGTGTTCTTCAATCAAACTGAATAATGTTTCCATTTTTTTTGACCTCCCGGTCCATTTTGTTGGTGAAACACCAGTCTTAGAAGCCACTCCATCGAGATACATTTGTGGCCAAATCATACACTGACGAGCACGAAGAAGACACTCCAAAATAACCATGTTTTTTGAATTCAGACTGACTGCATCTTTGAAAACATCTTTGATAATATCCTGTGCTTCCAAAAACACAAATTCATAGAGAGCCTTTTCCTCTGGGAGCATATCAAGTTCAACATTTTCAAAGTGACACGGTGGTAATCTCAAACGTTCATTGATTGATGCCAGATCATCCTTTGTTCGACGAAGGATGTAAATATCCTTGATATCTTTGGTCATGGCCTGAACACTCGACTTGTCAAAACCAAAGAACACACAAAGAGATACAAAATCGTTCATCGAGTTAAATACAGGTGTACCAGTCACGATCCACTTAATAGTGGAACGCAGACGGCATACACTTTTATACAACTTTGAACCACTGTTCCGTATTTCATGTGCTTCATCCAAAATGATTCGATCCCATTGCACATGGTGTAGAGGTGTAACACCACCATTCTCGGCACCCTTTACCGTAAGAACGGTATACGGTGCGATCGTAATGTTGCACGAGTGGTCAATCTTGCGGTCGGGCCCATCGTACACATTCACAGATAAATTTGATGCAAACTTTTGAATTTCATCACGCCATTGGGTGATAATAGATTTGGGTACGATGATGAGTGTGCGTTGTTTCGGATTTCCAAGCATTGTGGAAATAAGCTGCACAGTCTTACCCAGACCCATTTCGTCACATAGAAACCCACCCTTGGGTCCCGATTCTTGATTTTCCATGTTGAGCATCCACATCACACCCTCCTTTTGGTACGGTGAGAATAGACGCCCATTAAGGGTCTTTGTTGCCAAGGTGTATTGGTCTTCAGTCGTCATTGTAGGGGTCTTCATCTGAAAGGATGCCGACTTCGCAGACAGTTGGTTCAGGTTCCTTTTTCTTACGAGTCTTCTTCAACTTAGGTGGTGGAAGTTCATCAATATGTTCTCTAAAATAGAGCACCTTTTCCCAAAATTCCTTCATAATTGGGAAATTGGTCTTCCACCATTCAGGGTCCCGCTTAACATTGACGACATCGAACTCTTCCGGCTTAGGCCAGTTCGTCTCTGCGGGTTTGTACTGAATAAAGTCCGCTTCTTCCAGGTCTAAAATCTCCATACACAGTTGAAGCTGTGGCATGTAATGAATCGGTACTTCTCCGGGTATAATCTGTCGCATCGGAGGGCATTTAATTTCAACGAGCTTCCCAGACTCGGATACACCGTCAGGACTCCCACCAAGCCATGAGTGTTCGGGGTGTGGGCAAAGACCAAGCTCGTGGACGACTTCCCCATACCGCTCTTCGTATAAAATCCGTGCTTCATCTTCATACTTCTCACCATGACGAGTGGCTGCATTACCAGTAAATTTTTCACCGAGACCGCATTTTTTCAATAAGAGATCCGCGGGTGTTTCATATTTATTCACACCAATAGCCGTGGCTGCATCAGACGCAGTCAACATGTTACCACGGAGGGCGAGCCACTCTTCCGACTTCTGCGCTGCATATTCTCTATCCAATAAAGCCTTAACATTTGGGTGC